ATCCTCGACAACGGCAACGCCTTTGACCTGCAATGGTCGAAGTTCATGTTCTGCGGCTTCAAGAATGCCCGGTTCGGCATCCGCATCACTTCGACCGGGACGATGATCAAGAACTGCATGTTCCAGAATTGCGTGACGTGCGCGGCGCTCACCGGCTCGGACATGTATTTTCAGGACAATTTCATTGACGCAGGATCAAGCTCTACGACGGTTGGCGAGTGCATCCTCCTCGATGACCTGTCTCTTTCGACGGTGCGCGGTAACTTCATCACCGGGCGGGCTAAAATCCCGCTGACCATCCGTGACAATTGCCAGGGGACGCGGGTTTTCGACAACGAGTTCGATATCAGCGACTACAGCGGGCTTTATTGCGACAATGCGCGTGGCTTCCTGGTCTATGGCAACACGTTCAACAAGCTCGGGCTGAAGTCGGTCACGGAGCCGAACGCGACCTATGATGCTGAATTCCGGGCGCACAATTCCTACGACTATGTGCTGCGGGATAACGAGTTCCTGCATACCGGCGGCAGCGCTCCGAGCCCGTTCATGCCGAGCCACAAGGTCACGGCGGACACTACGGCGGCGGGTGACGGACTGCGCGCCGGGCACGATGTCTACATCGACGACGTGATCTATCGGAACGGCAAGACGCGTACGATTTCCTTCGACGCCAATTGCTGTGCACCGCGGACCAGCAACCGCCGGCCGGCGCCGGTCAGGATAGTGACGAGTGGTGTCTCTAACGACGTGAAGCCGGGCGAGTGCTCTGCCATCAAGGCAGTGCTGACGGCGAACGCCACGGTGACGCTGTTCAATCTGCCGGGTGATGCCAAGCCGGGCGAGATGATCCCGATCTACCGCCCCGGCACCGAGGCTTTCACGCTGACCATCAAGGAGGGGGCGACGACACTGAAAACCATTGCCTCGGGAGCGGCAGGATCGACGATGGCCATTTTCGACGGCACGAACTGGTTCTGCACCTGATGGTTACGACCCTCGACCTGCAGCGGCGCGGCCTCGTCTACGCCGGCCCTGCCTACGTCAAGAGCATCGTCGTGGAACTCTCCTGCTACCGCTCCCATCGAGACCTGATCCATGCGCTTTGAGACCATCAACCTAAGCGGGCCGCCAGGGCCTTCTGGGCCCACAGGGCCACAGGGCGCGACTGGCGCGCCCGGTGAGGACGGTGCGACCGGCCCTGCGGGCCCTACGGGACCGCAGGGCGAGCCCGGCCATGGCCTGACGGTCAAGGGTTCGGTGCCGGAAGTCGTGGACTTGCCGACTGAGGGGAACGAGCCCGGAGACGTGTATGTGGTCGAGGAGTTCGATCCCGACCGCCTCTATATGTGGGACGGCGATGAATGGGTAGACATCGGCGAGGGAGGTGGAACCGGCGATTTCACGCAGGACGGCACAGGCGCCATCACATGGTCGGCTACCGAGCGCATGAAGGAGCAGGTTTATCTCCTCGATTTCATCCCGACCGCCCAGCACGACGCCATCCGCAACGACCCGAACAACACCTACGACTGCAGCGATGCGCTGGAAGCCGCGATGGCGTCCCTCACCGTCCCGCATCAGAGCACGCCATTGACCTATGAGGGTGGCCCGGAGGTGATCTTTCCCTACGGCCATTGCTACTTCGATCGCACCATCGAAATGAAGAAGACCATGATCTTCACGGGTCAGGGTCAGGGTGCGCCGAATGCCTACTCGACAAGGCTGGTGTTCAAGGCTGGCATCACCGGCATCGTGGTCAACTATCTCACGACGTTCGAGGGCGGGGATGTCCCCGGCACTAAGGGAGCCAACGGCTCGACCATCCGCAATCTGCATCTCAGCAGCAAGAGCCTCGGGGTGCCGTTCCCGGCCGATGTGACCAATGGCTACGACTACGGATTCAGTGGCTATGCCTCGGACCATTGGGTCGGGCATGGCATCTGGGTGCGCACCCAGTGCAAGATCCAGGATTGCCGCATTCAGAATTTCCCACGCAACGGGCTATACATCGTGGCCTCTGCTGGGGGCATAGTGGCCGGCAAGCCGTGGATATACGGCAATGCCAACCTGGTCTACGCGGCATATCTCACGCTCTACACCAATGGTGCCTGTGGGCTCTACATTGACGGCCCGGACACTAACGCCTGCAGCTTCATCTCAATGAATTGCGTCAGCAACAGGCTGTCAGGCATCTACGACAGTGCGTTGATCTTCAACACGCATGTCGGGCACCATGCCGACAACAATGCCGTCGATGGCAGGTGCAGCTACATCAGCGGGGGTCTAAGCCGCCGCTACCTTACGCTCGACGACACGCGCGCTTACGGCTTTGCGGTGGCATGGGCTAACTCCACCACATACGTTGCCGGTCAATACGCCGCGAATGGCGGCAATCTGTATCGACAGACCGTCGCTGTCGCAACGTCGGCTGCAAGCCCGGCCACTGGCCCGACCGGCACGGGCACAAATATCGTGGATAACACCTGTCGCTGGGACTACTGGGCCCCGGTCGACACGAAAATACCGCCTGCCGGTCATGCTGAAAGCGAAGAGGTTTGGAACTTCATCCAGAACAGCCCGAGCGGCGCAGGAGAGGATCAGGACGACACTTTTCCGCCCTGGCCTTATGACGATGTCGCGCCCTCGACGACTCCCAAGCGTTATCGGCGTGGGCATCCCTACTGGTCGCCGCAGGCCAGCAATGGTTCTGTCTTCCTTGGCTGCTATGTCGAAGCGCAGCAACCGAGTTCCTTCACGGGTGGAATAGTCATCGGCGCAACGCCAATCACCACCGACAGCCGTGCGACCTTCATGAAGTCGGGTGGCTTTATTGGCGATACTTTCAGCATAGAGTCGCGCAAGGATAGCGATATTCCCTTCGTGACCCATTTCAACCGCACGACTGACGAGAGTGTCACCTGGATCGCAGATGGCGACAGCACTGCCGGCCTGGCCATGGTCATGGACAATACGACCGATGGCTGCTGGGGCATCCAGCACGCGCGCGGGCTGGCGTCAGTGCGCTTCACGACCAACCTGAACACCCTCACGGGCAATCGCTCGGGCGCGCTAGCTGGCGGGCAGGTATTATTCCCGAAAGGGCTCTGGCTGGGGAACGCCGAAACCACTCTGCGGCATGTGACGGCCAACAGCATTGTTCCGGCGACCGGGGAGTGGGCGGCCGGTGACATTGTGCTGAACAGTGCGCCACTGGCAGGCGAGCCGTGGGCCTGGCGCTGTATTGCCAGTGGCACGCCGGGAACGTGGCAGGCGCTGCGTGACATTGCCTCGCAGCAGACGATAGCGACCATATCAGCGTTCACGCTGACGCCCGGCACGTCTCCCTATCACACGCTCTACACCGGCAACATGATTTCAAGCCGCCCGGTGGATCTCTCGACAACGGGCGCGACTGTCGGCCTCAGTTACAAGATCACGCGGACGGCAACCGGCGCCTTCGATCTGGCGATTGGCGCCCCAACAACGGCTTGGGCAGCAACCACGGCCTACACTCTCGGCACGCGGCGCAATAACGACAGCTTCAATACCTATGTCGTGGTGACGGCGGGAACGAGTGGTGCGGCGCCGGGGCCGACAGGCACGGGCGCCGGCATTGTCGACGGCACGGTGACTTGGGACTACGTGTCTTCGCCGTTGAAGCTGCTGGCGACCGGGCAGTGGATCGAGGTCACCTTTGGCACGGCGTATTACGTCTCGGCCTTCGGATCGCTCTGATGGTGGACCGGATCGAGCTTAATCGCCGCGGCCTGCCGCACTTCGTGGTGGTCGATGCGGACATCACGCAGGCAGATCGCGCTGCTCTTGAGCGGCAGGGGTTAACCTACAAGGTGCGGGTGGACGAGAGCGGCAACTCGATGGCGCCGGGTGCAGCTCCGGTATTATCAGCGGCCAGCGCAGTGGATTTCAGCGATATTTTCGTGTGGGGGCAGGCCACCACGGATACGGCAGTGGGAACGCTCTATGCAGTGGTGGTGCCGTCTGCGGCGGCTACGCCGACTGCAGCGCAGATTGTCGCCGGCACGGATGCGGCGGGCGCGGCTGCGCCGAGCGGCAATCTGGCCATTATCACGACTGGCATTAAGCAGGTGCTGGTGCGCGGGCTGACTGCGGTCACTGCATACAAGGTCTGCATGACGCATCAGGCAGGCGGATCAAACAGCAACGTCGTCACCGGCAGCTTCACCACCGATACACTGTTTGCGGCTTATGCGACGACAGGAGCGACAACAGGCATCAACGTCAGCACTGGGTCGGCGGCGCTAGTGGCGAACACCGCCGATCCGCACGGTGGGACAAGCGCCGTTCGTTGGGCTGACAACAATGACGCCGCGACTGGCGGCATCATCATCGCCATTGCCTCGGCGACCTATCATAGCGGCCAGGTCAAGGTGCATTGGACGGTCAAGCACCAGGGCGGCTCACAGTGGATCAAGATGCTGCCATCGAGCATGACATCAATAGCCTATGTGAACTGGAACACCTCGACGGGCGCGATCGGCACCGAAACCTGGGTCGGCACGCCAGTGACCTTCGATGTGCCTACTGGCTGGAAGATGCTGTCCGGCATCATTGACATGACCGGTGCCGACTTCACTGGCGCCTGGACCATCAACATGTGCCTGACCGACAACGTGACGAACACCGGCACGCGCAACGGCACCAATATCAAGGATCTCTACAACCTGCGCTTTACGAGGGTCTGACAATGGTTACGACAACTGAGCTTAACCGCCGCGGCCTGCCCTATTTTACGGCCGTAGGTGCGGATGGCACTACTGAAGGGGCGCTGCTTCTGCGCGATGCCTCGGGGGATACCGCCACGCCGACCGATGGCGATCCCGATACGCTGGCGCGGCATTTGCGGCGCATCTACCGCCGGCTCGATGCCCTTGAGGGCTCGCTGGCGAAAATGCAGGCGGAGCCGGCCAAGCCCGGCCGCCGCTAAACAGTTCGCCCGTCCCGAGCGATAGAGGGACACGCCAGCGCCGCGGCGAGACAGCGGCGATCACGTCACCAAGCACGAAACGCATGGAATGAAAGGACGGCACTATGGCCGGCGACGAAGAGCTATTGTCTGTTGACGACAAGGACGTTTTTGCAGCCGCACTCAGCGACCAACCCCCGGCAGAGCCGGAACAGCCGAGTGAGGAACCGAAGCCGGAAGGCGATCGGCCACGCGATGAGCAGGGCCGGTTCTTGCCGAAGGCCGCGGACGCGGAAACACCAGCACCTGTCACGGGAGAAAAGGCGCCCCCGGAAGGGGCACTTTCCTCCGCAGAGGAAAAGCCTGCTCCGGAGGACGCAATTCCCTCTTGGCGACTGCGCGAGGAAGCGCAGGCAAGGCGCGAGGAAGCGCAGGCGAGACAGGCGGCTGAGGAGCGCAGTCGCGCTCTTGAGGCGCAGCTCGCGCACTTCATGCGGCAGGTACGTCAACAGCAGCAGCCGGAAAAACTGCCCGATCTCATCGAGCAGCCGGAAGAATACGCCCGAGCCATCGAGCAGCGGCTATTTCAGCAGTTCGAGCAACGCGACATTGCCCGCTCCCTCCACCGGGCGGACAGGCAATACGGCGAGGAATTCCGCCAGGCATACGAGGCGTTCAACTCGCCGCAATATGCCAATGACGAGCACCTGCTGGCGCGCGTCAGGAACTCCTACGACCAGGGCGAGGCGATCCTTTCCTGGTATCGCGAGCAGAAGACGCTTCGCGAGATCGGGCCGGATCCAACCGCCTATCGCCAAAAACTCGAAGCTGAAGCCGAAGCCAAATTGCTGAACGATCCCGCCTTCCGCAAGAAGGCCATGGATCAGTGGCGCACAGACGCCACCAGCAGGCCGTCCAACGTCACCTCGCTTCCGAATTTGGCCAGAGCGCCGGGGTCCGCCAGCGGGCCGCGCGACGAATACCCAACCGACGAAGCGGGAATTTTCCAATCTGTGACGGCGGGCCTCAATCGAAGATAGGCCCCCGTCGTGAAGGATTACGACGATGGCAGCAGCAACAGTAATGTCGAATATTCAGACCAACAACAAGTTGGTCCAGTATACGACAGAGATTAATCGGGAATACGTCCGCGAGAACCTCTTCTCTCCCTACATGGGAACGGACGCGACTAGCATTATCCGTCTACGCAACGAAGCGAAAAAGGGCGGCGAGCAGATCAACTTCCCGCTCGTCGGGGCGCTCTACGGACCAGGAACGGCCCCCACGCTTGGCTCCCCAGCACAGGCTTACGGTGTCGATACGCTCACCGGCAACGAGGAGAAGATCGACAACTACGGCATGCGGGTCTGGATCGACTGGGCCAGAAACGCAGTTGCCACGAACGATGCCGAGGAGCAGAAAGACAGCGCCGACATCTTTAGCGAGGCCAAGCCGCTCCTCTCCGATTGGGGCAAGAGCCTGCAGCGCGACGAGATCATCCTCGCGCTGATGAACCTCCCGTCCGAGACGGCTCCGACAAATCTCGGCGGGCTTACGACGCTGAATGGGCGCGTCAATGGCATTCCGTTCGCCACTGACATCACCGCAGCGACCCTGAATACATGGGTCAGCGACAATGCTGACCGCGTGGCATTCGGTAATGCGATCGGCAACGTCTACGCCTCGCCGGGTGTAGCGAACACCTTCGCTGCAGCGATGGCATTGGTGGACACGACTGCCGATACATTCGTGCCGGCGTCAGTGACACTGATGAAGTACCGGGCGAAGACGGCGGCTCCGAAAATCCGCCCCTATAAGACCACTGACGGTCGCGAGTATTATGTCTGCTTCGCTGGGTCTGCCAACTTCGCGACATTGAAGCTCGCCATGAACCAGACCGGGATGCCCACTACGCCTGCGGTTATCGGCATTAACGTGCATGCCCGGCCGCGTGACGTGGACAGCAACCCGCTCTTCCAGGACGGGGATCTGATGTACGACGGCGTCATCATCCGCGAAGTGCCGGAGATCGACAACTTCGTCACGGCTCCTTGGAAGCTGCATGCCGCCGGTGCTGGTACGAGTCGTACGGCTCCGGTGTTCTTGTGTGGCCAGCAAGCCGTTATGTTTGCGTGGGGCAAGATGGCAACCCCGACTTTCCGCGATCAGACCGACTATCAGTTTGTGCGCGGCGTTGGTGTAAAAATGTGCTACGGTGTCGCAAAAACCTTCCGCATTCCTCGGGCTAACTTTGACACTCCAGGAACAAAGAAAGTGCAGACCGGGGTGGTTACGGGAATTTTTAGCGCTGCTACTCCGACTTAGTGAATTGAAGCAACAGGAGGCGGCGGCGCGTTATACCGCCGCCCTTTTTTCTCTGGGGTCTGGAGGACAAGAAAATGACAGCGGCTAATATCACCTTCATCGGCAGTGGGGACATCGAAGAGGGAAGCGACGTTCCGGCGTTTACCTGGGGCGGTCTGGACTTCTCCCTCAACACTCCCGTCCTCGTCGATCCTGACGCAGCAGAGACGGCAGAGATGCGGCGTCATTACGAATACATGATCATCAAGGCCGGAACACATCCTTCGCTCACGGTCGAGGAAGTAACGCCGGCATCAAGGAAGTCCAAGGCCAAGGCCAAAACCAAGGCTGCCGAGCCCGGCCAGCCGGCGGATGACGATTATCCCGAGGAAGAAGAAAACGGCGGCACCGAAATCCCGCCCGATTGGCGTGATATGCACCACAAGAAGCTCATTGCGCTGGCCCGCAAACTAGGTGGCGAGGGTGACGCACTGGCTACTCGTGACGGGGCGATAGAATACATCGACGAATACCTCGCGCTTGGCGGCGGCACGACCGTCCCGAAGCCTACTGAGAGAGCCTGAACCATGCCCTTCGGCGCCAACACCCGACGCGACCTGATCGACAACGTTTTATACGAAATGTCGCTTGTCGCGGCGGGGCAGGCGGCGTCCCCCGAGGACGTGGCCACCGTCGACCGCTACGTCGAGCCGACCGTGGCGCGCCTGCAGGCGCTGGAGATCCTCGGTGACTTCGACTTCGACAATGTGCCGGACGAATTCTTCACTCCCGTCTCGGTGCTGATCGCGGACGCCCTGCTCGACCAGTATGGCATCCCGCGCGGCAACGAGGCGGACCCCTCCACCTGGAACGCCAAGATCAAGCGCGCCACGGACGAAATGCGGGTGATGCGCGCCCACCGCCCGACCTACGGCGTCATGGTCGTTAATTATTTCTAGAGCCAATGAGCCCAATACCCTTCCCCCTCGGCTCTTATCCGGGGCGGCGCACGCACGAGAGCGCCGGACGGCTGATCAATGCGTATGCGGAGCCGCTCGGACCGGGCGCCGTCTCCCCGGCGAAGATTGTCTCGAGTGCCGGCCTGCTCAAATTCACCAACGCCGTGACGGACCTGCCGGCGCCCGGCGGCGTGCCGCTGGTGGGCTACCGGGGCGCCATCCTCGTCGGCAGCACGCTCTACGTCGCCTTCAATGATACCTTGGTGACGGTGAACGAGGCCGGCACGGTCACCAAGGTTCCCGGCGATCTTCCCGGCACTGATCGTGTGCAGTTCTCGCGCAACAACGGGCAGCCGGTGCCTCATGTGGTCGCGACCACGTCGACGTCCTCCTACCTCTGCACCACGTCGACGATAACGGCCTTTTCTCCTCCCGCCATGTCGGAAATCACCAACGTCTTCATGGACGGCTACACGTTCTATGCCGACGGCTTCGGCACGATCATCGCCTCGCAGATCAATGACGCCGACGCCTTCAACCCGCTGGACGTGACGACGGCGCAGGCAAAGGCGGGGCAGCTCCGGCGCTTGATCGCCTACGACCAGCACCTCTTCGCGATGTGCGAAACGTGGATCGAGGTCTATCGCAACGTCGGCAATCCCGAGGGCTTTCCGTTCGGGCGCGTGGCGGTCATCAACCGCGGCCTCGTCGCTCCCTACGCCGTCGCCGGCTACCAGGACGGCTTCGGCAAGGCCCTGGTGTGGGTGGGCGACGACAACGGCATCCACATCCTCGACGGCTACACGGCGACACGCATTTCGACGCCGGACCAGGACCGCGACATCGAGGCACTCGCCGACAAGAGCGGCATCGAGGCGCAGGCATACATCACGTCGGGCGCGGCCTTTGTCTCGGTGTCGTCGCCGCAATGGACGTGGGAGTTCAATTTGACGACGCAGATGTGGAGCGAACGCCATAGCAAACTGCGGGATGGAACAACTCTACCGCGCTGGCGCGGCACGGGCGATAGCGTCTTTGCTTTTGAAAAATGGCTCATAGGAGACACGCACAGCGGCAAGCTGCATGAGATAACCAGCGATGCACGCATGGACGATGATGCGCCACTTGTTATGCGTATTGAGAGTGCGCCAACACACGACTTCCCCAGAGGCTTGGCAGTGCCGAGAGCAGATTTCAATTTTGTACCCGGCACCGGCAGGGCACCGGGCGCGGATCCGATTGAAACGGATCCACAAGTCCAAATTAGCTGGAGCGACGACGGCGGGCTGACGTGGGGTAATCCCTTGTGGCGCTCGATCGGTAGACAGGACACCAATCCCGAGATCACGGTCTTAAGGACCGGGCGCACGGCAGCGCAGGGGAGACGTTGGAGGCTTGAGGTGTCCGATCCTGTTTACGTAGGGCTTTTAGGCGGTGACATGACGGTCGGGCAGCAGGCGGGCTGATGCCGACCGCCACCTCGGAACTCGCGCCACTTCCGCCGCCGACTGTCTCGATGTTCGAGAAGCCGGGCGTGCTGCGGCGCGAATGGTTCATTTTCTTTCAAAGCGTGGACAGCGTGCTGCGCGGCCTGCGTGAGGAGGCGGCGAGCGGTTC